TGAGACATGGCTATTTGTCGCAATATTTCATCTTTACCTATTTGACCAGACAAACCTAACCATGCCCACTTATCTTCGTTTCTGCCACATTCTTCATATAAGATTCTGTGTGCTTCAGCGTGTTGTTCTATGGTAAGTTCTATTAGATTGGATGGGTCATCAGACCCACCTGCATGTCTAGGTATAATGTGGTGTTTATGTTTAATCATATTCTTATTTATAAAATTTAAAATCTCTAACATTATGTAAAGTACATAAAAAAAGAGACCTCTTTTTAAGGAGGCCTCTTTTAGGATAACTTACTTATTATTATAAAAAATGTAAGTTATTGATTTTACTACTATTATTACATTATGTTTTGGATTTTAAATGCGCGGTAGTAGTTGTTAGACAAACCGGTCAACGCACCAGCACCCTTTGAAGTGCCTTCTGCGAATGGGTTTGCAACAATACCGTAGCGAGTTTTAAAACCAATCTTTGGTTGGAATGTGCCAGTGTCAACTGCACGAACCATTTGCAAAGGAACATATGGGCAGTAGAAAATACCAGCGTCATATGCATTAGTGCCTTTGTAACCAACAACTGCAAACTCAGAAGTTCCGCTTGTAGTTGCAAATGGATCAATGTACACTTTGATGCGACCAAACATTGTACCAGCAAATGTATTGCCAGTATCGTCAACTGTTAAGTTAACTTGTGATTGTAAAGCGGAGTTGTAGTCAAGCAAACCAGCCATCGCAAATGCAGATGCAACATCTGAAGAAACGATGATGATGTTACCTTTACCTCTACGAGTTGTTTTAGCAATCGTATTGGCTTCTCTTTCGATTTGGAATGCCAAGCCTTTAACTTTTTCTACCATCCAACGACCGTTAGAATCTGTGTCTAAGTCGAATGTACCGGCAGTAGTTGTACCTACTTGAGCACCAGTCTTAGCAACAGAGTAGATTGTGCGAACAATTTCACGGTTAATTTCTGCAAGAATTTCAGCAGACAAGATGTTTGCTAATTCTGTTTCTGCATCTAGACCATGAACTGCCTTCAAGTCTTGTGCCAATTCGATTGAGTATTCTGCCTTCAAAGCACGAGTCTTTGCAGTAACAGTAACTTTCTCAATAGAGAATGCCATTTCTTGAAAGGTGTTAGAACCATCACCCAATGCTTCTGCAAGAGCAGTAGACATACCGGCAACGCCTGCACCGTTTGCAACGAATGTGTTAGCAGTTTGATTACCAACTGTCAACGCAGTTTGAGCGGTACCTAGACCAGAGAACCCTGTGTTAGCTTCATTGTAGAATGCTTCTGTACCTAATGGAGTTGCGTAGGTAGAGCGCATTGCAAAGATAAGTCCTGTAGGACCTGTCATTGGTTGCACGCCGCAAACATCATAAGCAATAAGGTTAGGCAGTGAACGGCGAACCAAACTGATTAGAATTGGATCAAAACCGGCAACTGGACCTGATGCAGTAGCACCATTCGAGAAGCCTGTTGCACCACTTGAACCCAAACCAGCAGACGCTGCGTTGGTTGGAACTGCTTCGTTCAAATAACCACCGCTTGCTTTCATCATTTCTTGAGCTTGATTCTCAAGAATAACTGCTGTGACAGCTTTACGATATGGGTCTTTGATTGGGGCTAGGTCTGGATGATCCAGAACACCTTCCCACTTTTTCTGTAGATTTTCGGACAAATACATTTGTTATCTCCTTGAGGTTTACTAATTAATTTTTTGTTTTAGAAATAGCTTGAGATACTGCAGCAACGAAGGGATCATTAATGAACTTCTTTGCCTCTTCTTCTACAAACTCTTCGTGTAGTTGTGCTTCTGTTGCTTTCTTAGCGCTAGAAGGAAAATAGTTCTCACGGATTGTTTCAAGTTTTTGTGCGTATTCGTCCTCTGTGGAGAATTCTACACTCTCTGCGAGTGATTTGATTTTTTCAACTTGAGTATCGGTAAGACCGTCACATACTTCACGGGTCATTTCTACTTTGCGTGACTCAACCAATGATTTCTTTAGGTCAACGGCACGCTCGATTTCTTCATTGAGTTTGCTTTCAAGTTCTTCAACTTTACCAGCAAGTTCGTCAACGAGGTCGATTTTTTCTGCAGGAACATCAATATAGTGTTCTGCAAATAGGTTACGCATACCAGCAATAAAGTCTTCTGTCAACTCTGAGCGGAGACCAGATTCGATAGCGATTTCATTATCTTTCATCCATTGTTCAACAACATATGAAAGGTAGTCATCTACTTTTTCGGTAAGGTCAGCACGAATAGACTCAACTGCTTCTTCAAGCATGCCAGCATATTTTTCTTCTGTTTCTTCTTCAATTTGTGATACACGGTCAGCAACACGAGCTTCAAAAATTGTAGAGACTTTAGATTTGAATTCTTCTGAAATGGTAGAATCATCAGCAAAGAGAGCGTCAACATCCTCTTTCATCTTTTCTTTCATTTTCATTTTCTTCATCATTGCTTTGTCTTCGGCTTCATCACCGTGCATTTCAGCAATAACATCATCTTCATCTTCTGTTTCTTCCATCTTAGCGGAAGCAGCAGACGGTTTTGTTGTTGGTGCGACTGCCTTGCCTTTGATTGCTTTTGCGGCGTCAATCTTTGCAGAATCATCCATTGGTTTGGAATTCTGATTAGTTGGTCCACCTAAATCTACGACTTCGGCATCGGCTTTATACATTGGTTCACCAGATGCTGATCTCTTGCTTCCTGCAAGAATGTCGGCTGCGGCTTCCATTAGTTTATTTGTTGCCATTAGGAATCTCCTTATGATTTCTTATTTATAAAATTAAAGTTTTCTGAGGTAATTTTCAAACAATTTGAAAGCAACTTCTTCTATTTGTTTAGAAGATGCTTTCTGTATTTGTCTTTTTGCGTTGTCAAAGTCGGCTTCAACGAAGTGTCCTTCAACAAACATCCATTCTTTATTTTCCATGATGCCATTGACAAAAGCACCTGGAGCAGAAGGATCCGCCACAATGTCTGCCGCTGTTGCAAGCCTCAAATCATCTTGTACAAGGTTGTAACCTTCTTTAGTGGTAACAACAGAACCAAGAGCTCTAGAAGATACTCCGATGCTTACTTCATTATCAATAAAGTTCTTAACAATTTGACCGTATGGTGTTTCAAGAATTAATGCTTTTCCGTAGAAAGTATTACCGTCTTCTACAAGAGAAACAATTTTATGGGACACTCTTTCTAAATTAATAGATGGAGTGTCTGGGTGACCAAGTTCACCGAGTGCTCGATTGGTCTTAATATATTCTTCATTGTATCTCGAAACTTCATTTCTCAAAGTTTTCATTTCATACATACGATTATTCTTGTTAATCTTGTCACCAACTAAGAATGTACCTTCAATGAACAAATTCTTTTTACCGTTTTCTGAAGCTTCGGTAAGATATTTTACATTCTCTACGGTTTCTCTGATTAGTTTCATTACATTCCCACTAGTGTATTAGCATATGTTGCTGTTTTGGTAACTTCCATAACCATAGAACCACCAGTGTTAATCGTTATAACAATTGATGATCCATTATTGTTTGCTACTGAATGATTCAATTCATCAAGCATCATTGTACCAGAATTGTGTAGCATTAACACTGGAACAGAGTTTCTAATAATTTGAATATTTCCATTGGTTGACCAAGTTAATCTTCTAATGTTTGCAGAAGAAACAACTTCATTAGCATCAAATGCTAAATTTGCTAAAGATACTGTTGTAGTTCCTGCATCAGCAACTCTAATAATAGAAGCGGATCTTTGTGTGTTAGTTATTTCGAATGGCATATTATCTTAGTCCTAGTGATGAACGTCTTCTCATTGACAGTTTTCTTTTCAATAGAGTTTGGCGTAATTTAGCTTTTCTAGTTGTTTTCCATGACCGTTTCAGTAAACGAGCCTTTTTTAATCTTACTGTTGCAGGTATTCTTTTTACAGTATTACCTGAAATTCTATACCCCTTAATGCCAGACTTTCGTACATTCTTCTGTACAACAATTTTGCCTTTCGCATTTCTTCTAATTCTTCGGCGAATCTTATTGATTCTACCCATCTTGATGATATTAGCATTACCTGCTTCATCAAGTTGTTCTATTTCTTCTAGCATGTCTGCTGCAACATATCGTTTTGCTTCTTGCAATCTCTTAAATACAATTTCATTCAAACGAGACCTTAAAGTATCTTTTGCCTCATCCAATTTATTCTCTATTAACGATGTAACAAAATTCATTTTGCACGCTTAAGAGCAAAGTCAGCAGCTTTCATAAAGTGTTCTGGTGATTTATGCATCATATCAGAAAACTTTTTCTTATTATCATCATTCAATGCATTATGAACTTGTGTTATCGCCGATGCAGTATAGTGATCAACCTTGCGAGTATGACCAGATCCAAACTTAACAGATTGTGCTGATTTATTGCTCACTATTTTATTTAGTTGATCTATTACCGCTTCTTCTAATTCTGTTTCTTCTGCTTGAATATATGAATCAACACCTGGGCCATACGGTACCGAAAAGTATTTATCTAATTGTTTATTATGATATAATGCAACCTTAGTGTTATCGGGATAAATTCTGATTGCTTTTCTTTTCAACAATAGTATGTATGGTGGATCTTTGGCGTCAACAACTTCATTCAAACTTTCTGCTTGAATTGTATCAACATCATCTTTAACAACTCTTCTTGCCTGTGTAAAGATTTGTTTATTATTAGAAATCAAATCTACCATTTTATTGAATAGGTTTTGAAGAATCATTCTATCTGCATTATTGAATACAGGCTTTTCTTCTTGCATCTTGTCAAGAATTTTGTGGATTCTTTGCATTTGTGCCTTATTGGCAAGACCTGCTCGAACCAACATGTCAAACTTTGAATAGTCTGACTTCTCTTCTTCAGCGATAGTTTTGAACTCTAATAGTGATTTCATTAAACTTCTTCTGTATCTTGTATTTCTACAGGTTCTTCTTTACCAGTAAAAATAAATTTTGCCAATTCTATCTTCTTAGCATCCAATGATTCAAATGCTCTTGTAGAAAGAATGTCGTTTAATATATTTTTTGCCTCTGATGCATTACCAGCACCCAATTGATCAATGAATTGTGATGTGTCCATTATAATCTCCTTTTATCGCTTATTTAGTCCAGATGAATACTTATCTACTTGCTTATCTAACATTGGAGTTAACGACTCCGTGGAGTCTGCTTCCTGAGTGTTGTCTTCGGCAGGGTATTGTTCTGGTGTTGCTTCAGGTTCTTGTTGTCCTTGTCCTTGGGCATCGGCCGCAACAGTAGGGCCGCCAATTCCTTTGTCTTCTTCATCTTTCATTTCCTTATCCATTTGTTCAACTTCTTCATCTGTAAATTGAAGAATATTTTGTTTGACCCAATTCAATGAATAATATCTGCCAATGTATGGGTCAACTAGTTGCAGAACAGCCATTCTTTCTTTCAACAATTCTGCTTCACGCATTTCGGTGAAGTTGTTGTCTTTCTTAAATTCGTAATAGATATCTTCTCTGAAGTCATCCCATTCATCAACAGAACAAATACCTTTTAACGATAATTGTACTCTTAACGCATGATCAAATATTTGTGAAAACTTATTACGAAGTCTTGAGACAAACTTGCCAAACTTAACTTCATCTCTGGTAACTTCAGTTGTTCTACCAAGACCAATCATACCACCTTGTTGTGGTTCTAAACGACTGATAGGCACATTTAATGCGTTTAATAGTTTCTGTCTAAAGTAAACCACATCAGCTAATTCGCCAAGATTTTGTCCTGCAGCCAATGTTGTAATCTCTGTACCTTTACCACCTTCACGCCTTGGCAACCAGAAATCTTCAAGCATTGACATGTGTTTACGGTCATCACGAACTTCCCCAGTTGCTGCATCATAAACAATTTTGTTCTTATACTTAATCATCACATCACGAAGATACTGTTCGGCTTTACCTTTTGGTAAATTACCAACATCAATGTAGAACACTCTTCTTTCTGGTGCTCTTGAAACACGGTAAATAACAACCGCATCTTCAATCATTCTCAACTGATTAAGTGGCTTAATCGCTTTGTGTATATAAGATATGACGAATGTATTTTTTGCATCCATCAATCCCGAATTCACATTCAAAATGGATTCAGGTGCAATTTTTAAGCCAGCATTTACTGAACTGGTATATGATTGTGTTACTGTGCCTCTATCATTGTAGACATAGTATTCAGCAAGAGATTTAATAATCAAAGCACCAGTTTTTGGATCTGCGCCTTTTTTAATCTCTCTAACTTTACGAATCTTTCGAGGGTCAATATATCTTAACTCTTGAATACCTTCTTTAGGTTTTTCTTCATCGACAACAATGTGATAATAAATTCTACCATCAATATACCATCTCTTAAATAAATCGTCTGCTAAATTACTAAAGTTTAATAATTTAAGAACATTATCAAACTCTTCTGCAATTTTCTTTTTGATGGATTCTGGTTGCTTTAATTTGTCAAGAACTATGTCTAGTGTTCTACCAGATTCATCGTGTGTTATTGCCTCATTGACAATATCATCAATAGCCATCTCCAACTCAGGATGATTTGCCATTTCACGATATCTAGAAACAAGTTCTATTTCATTGCGAACAGAACCTTCTAAATCAACATATGTTCCATAGTGAGCGTTTTGGGTGATGGTGACTGCGCCATCATCCATTGTCTCTGTTGGAAGTGCAAAAGATGGTTGCTCAGGATTTTGTTTCTGAACAACATCATCTCTACCTAACGTAAAACCAAACAAACGAAGTGCCATCAGATGTATCTCCATTGTGTATCATTATGTAATCTGTCCCAAATCATTTTATATGTATGTTCTTCTATTTGTCTTGAAGCATCACTAATACTATCAAAAATACCAAAAGGAGTTTTTATTTTTTTTGCATTATTATTTTTACCACCTGTTTGATTAACATGAGGTCTTTTACCACGCATGTTTTCTTTATGTTGTTCTGTTTTTGAAACGCCAGTAAGTTTTTCTTTTGCTGCTTTTGCGGCTAAAGGTTGAACCCAACTTCTCATACCACTCAAATTTTTTATAACTTTTTCTTTAACTTCTTTTTTTTCGTGTATTTGTTGCATCAATTTACCATGAGCCTTTTTATCAACTATTGTATTTCCGCCTTGTCCTTCTTCGTTGCATAAGTTAGCCCATTGTTTTGATTTAACAACATCAAATTTTTCACTATATTCAATAGCTATTTTTCTAAACTCTTTTACATTTTCAGTAACAAAAAGACAAGTGGTTATTACATTATTACCATATTTTGATAAATGTCTTTTCCAATAAGTACCAGAACCTTTATACTTTTCACATTCAGAAAAAGAAGATGCGACATGTTTACACAAGTATTTCAAACCTGTGTTTTTATGTTCTTTAATAAGAAGATATATTGCCATTAAAAATTCATCCTATAAAAGGAAAAGGACCGAAGTCCTTTTCGCTACACTACACCAGTATCTACAGCATCCCACCATTGATAGCTGAGAGTTACAGAAAACTCTTCAATTGTATCATTTGAACCCCAATCAACATCAATAGGAGTAATATCTGTTGGAAATACACCAACAAATCTATACTTCTTTATAGTGTCACCTTTTTTACCAAATTGTGTAACATCAGAATCAACTGAGTACCCAAATGGTGCAAGTGCAAGTGGATTGCGAACATTCAAGTTGTGACTATTAATGCCGTTCATCCATCTTTCAAATGCATTACGGACTACAAAATCTTCATCGTTGATGACGCTGATTGTCCAATCTGCAAAGGTTCTATTACCCACAAACTTCAATTCTCTACCGAAGTAGTTAACAGGAACAATGCCTATTGTTGATCCTGGTAACTGTGCGGTCTTACACATAAATGTAAGCTTTGTTTGTGCATTTCCTGGTGAAGAAAATGAAGGGAAAGGCATAGAAACTTCAAAGAGATTAGGACGAGCACCGTCCCCTGTCATTTGACTTCTAAATTCGTTTACGCTAAATGCCATTATAGTTCTCCTGTTCTCTTATTTATTGGAACTTTCCAACGACTTCTTCGAATGATACGCCTGTGCGCACCGCAACAAAGTTTAGTTGGATAAAGTTGATTGAGCGAGCAGGTTTAATGTAAATGTCGCCAATGAATTCATTACGGTCAAGTATTTCGCCTGTGTTATTTGTTTCATCACAGACAACTCTAAAGTCTGTGATACCACGGCGACCTTGAACATCACGCAAGAATGGTTCTACTAAGGCAATAAACTGAGCTCTGGTGAATTGATCATTAAATTCAAACATTGAGAATCGTGCTGCTCTTGCAATTGACTTCTCAAGTACAATGAACAAACGGCGCACATTGACTCTATCAAATGCACTTGGCCTTGATAACAATGTTTTGTCGCCAAATAGAACTGTACCTTCGCCTTGGAAAGTAACAACAGGATTAACACCCTTAACATAAAGAGTATCTCTCTCTGTTTTAGTTGGATTCCAAGCTAATTTTACTACATTGCGAATTTGACCACGATTCAATCCGCCTGGAGAGAACCAAGGGTCTTTTTCGATATCTGTCTTAGCACATAGACCGGCAATATCACCATTCAATGGCACCCAACGGTAAACATCGGAATACTTATCGTATTGATATTTCCAATTGCAATCCATAAAAGCGTATGATGAAGAACCAATACTTGCAGCCTGTGTTACACAAGCAGTAGCCTCTGAACCAGCATTATCAACACAATCTGATTTAGCAGGTGAGAAGAATACGATACAATCTTTTCTTGTTTCTGCCAAAGTAATTAGTGAACTACTAATTGTGTTTGCGCCTGGACCAGTAACAACTAAAGAAATATCAGTAGATTCTGCACTACTAAACAAATTGTAAGCGGTAATCGTGTTTGCAGCAACAATAGTACCATCTGCACCGGCAGCTGCCGTGGCACCAAAAGAAATCGTTACATTGGATGTAAGTCTTGTGAATGAAATATTTGATGCAGTATTGCCCCAAGTTGAAGTTGCATTTGCATAACTCGCACCAACATTTGCAGTTGGGTGTGACATCCAACGAACATATTTTGATTTACTTGCAAGCACATTTTTGTAATATAAAGAATTGCCACTATCATCTTTTGCATCTAAAGCTTTTGATACGAAACCAAACTTCTCTAATACTGTACCTGATGTGCCTGAAATTTTACCATCTTCATCAATAACAATGATGTGAATTTCATCATTTGCACCACCTTGATTGGATGTATATGCTGAAGTTCCTGGAGTTGAAGTAAATTGAGTGGAATATACCCACCCACTATAAGTGTTTGCATCAGCTAAAGAAACTTTCAATGAGTTGCCTAATGCGCCTGCATATTTAGCAGCAAATTCACCATAGGTAGATGCACCACTTGAATAGTTTTCTTCCCAGTCATCATCATTTTTAATTAGAACCGAAGTGCCGTTTGCAACCGCATTTTTAGTTGCGGCACCAAAAGCCCGAACAATTTTAAGATTGTTTGAATACGCAAGAAAATTTGCAGCAGAGAACCAGTGTTCATAATTTGTTGAATCTGGTTTGCCAAATCTATCAGCAAGTTTTGATTCGTCTGAAATTGTAATAATTTCACCAACTGGGCCCCATGCAAAAGGACCTGCAAATGCGCCAATTGATGTGGCGCCTGAAGGAACAATTGTAGTCAGGTCTATCTCTGATACATTTATTCCTGGTGATAGCTGAAATGCCATTGGATTTCTCCTTTAAAAGTATGAGTCAAATTCGAATTTATACTGTATTTAGTTATTTAGAAAGTTGAGGAATGATAACCTTTTTCCGACCAATAGTCGTTACCATCCACAATAACCTCTTCTTTCCGCCCATCGTCAAATATACCGACAGGTGTTAATTCTTCCTCACTTAGCATGTTTTGTTCGGCTAACATCAACTTTCTAATATCGATGTTTGTCGATTCTTTAAAGAATGACTGTGCTGTTAACCAAGAGAACAAAACTAACCCCATAACCAAATCATCATTATTACCTTCTTCCGCAGCATAACTGTCACGGTTTCTGGTGAAGGTATTCATTTCGGCAATGGTGTCAAAGTCATTGATAATTAACTTATCATTTTCCACCAGTGTCTTTAAGTTAGCACATCCAACTTTTTTCACTGTCTTTGTGGTCTTAATGCCAAAACTAGTAGACCTTTTAAATCCACCAGAAATGCTTTGACCTTTAATATGATGATGTTCTAACTTGTATATGTTTTCGTATTCCAAATCATAGTGCAGAATATCGACAACTTGTTGACCAATGTTGTTGGTCTCAACCAGAGCATATGCTTCATTGTACTTCTTTGCAATTGAGAAAATCACAGTTGGAAAGAACAACAAAGGTAATTTATTATTCCTATATTTAGCCACCTGTTTATATGGCACTTGACTTGCATCTATAACATTGATTGTTGAATAGTCTAAATCAACACCTTCTGCACAGTCAATTGTGGCAATATACAAATGGTCTTTAATGGGTTCTTCATATATATCAAGGCCTTCAAATGAAGATAATGGATTATGAAATGCAAGACTTCTTAATTTTGCACCAGATATCAATGTTGCTGATGACCCGATAAACTCGGTTTCAAATTCTTGCCTAAACTGTTCTTCACTGGTGTTTCTGATAGTCTCATTCTTCCATTCTTCATCTCTGCCTGGAACTTGAGACCAATGCACTTCAAGTGTTTTGTAAGTAGACCTACCCTCAATCGCATCCACCCACATTTTATAGAACATGTTCAGACCATTGGGAGTCGAAACAATAATAACTTTCGTAGTCTTACCAGATGATATAACCGGGTAAGTAGAAGTAAAGAAATCTTGAGCCATGTTATGTTGAACGAAAGCAAATTCATCAAGAAAAACGAGGTTATATGTTCCTCCACGAACACCTGATGCAGAAGTTGCATATGCCCAAATCATTGAACCATTTTCTAGTTCAATATTACCTTTGTTCCAAGTTTTAATACCTTGTTGTAACCACAAAGGCAGATACTCATATGCATATTGAATTCTACCAAGAATCTCTCTTGCTAATGAACCCTTGTTTGCTAAGATTGCAATCTTATAATCAATATTAAACAATACTGACCATAACATATAACCTACAGTTGTGGTTGTATTATGTGATAAAAAGTTACCTGAATAAAACCTATGATTATCAGAGTCAACTGTCACATCAAACATATTGGACTTTTCTTCTGTTTTGATTACTTTATCAATCAAAGCAGGACCATTCCTTAACATGACATGAGACACATTAGACACTAAATCTTTTGCAAAAATTTGATTTAGATTTTCATCAAATAAAATATGAGTGTCGGCACAGATTAGTTTTTCACCATTGGCCTCTACGATCCATTCATCATACTCTACCGTTTTATGTATGTGGGTAATTGGAACCCAACCTTCATCAGATTCAATTTCCCATTCATCATCCAACAATAAGGAATCAATAAACTTTCTGTCTACGATTTCAGAAAGTTCAGACATTTTTCAACTGTTCCTTGTTTATCATTATTATAATCAAACTCATTGATATGTAAAACTGTATATCCATTTTCAATAATCAATTTTTGTTTTTTTATATCCGGATTGTCATCGAAACTATAGTTTTTGTTTTTTACTTTATGCCAATATGTACCATCAAACTCAATTATCTTGTTAAGGTTTGTGTCGATAAAATCAGGCAGAATAAGTTTTTCGTTTAATCTGAGTCTTAGCTCATTGTTGTTACCAGACAAATCTTTTTCTTTGTTATCATTTAGCTCAGCGAAATATACATTGGATAAAGAACCTAATTTTTCTGCAATTTGCCAAAATAAATCTTGAGATACTTTAGAGAAATTAGATTTTTTATAATTTTTATGCCACTTTTCTTGCCGGTTCAACCAAATCTGTGTGCCGTTTTCTTTGCCGTGTTTTTCAACACATTTCTTCAGTGAAAATGTAGACTGTCTTTGAGACAATAACTTTTGGGCTTCTTCTAAATTACCACTTGTTTTCTTTAACCAATATTCTATCTGCGTGTTATCTTTATCTTTTGTCTTATTCTCTTTTGCTTTTCTTTTAGTTACTTCAACATTATCTGTGCCGTGAATATAATTTAACGAAAATGGAGAATATTTACCACCATGTTGATATCCAGGATTCTTGTCTCCTTTGATTCGGTCTGATTGAAGTTTCAACAAAGCATCAGACCGAATGGGCATATTTGGATATAATTCTTTATATTGTGCAGCTTTGATATTGTGTTTTCTAAAAATGTGACTAGTTAGATCCTTCATTTGTTGTCCGCACATTTGACAGGTTACGCTGTTGTTCATAAAACTCCCCTATTGTCATTTCAATAATTTCACCGGTTCTTTTGTTTCTTAACCGTATAGGAGTATTTAGTTGCAAACATTTTCCGACTTGGCGTGGCATCTTAGCAATACAGAATCTATTATTATGAAAAGTGTTGACCATATTTTCTTGAAATGGCCACATGTCAAATGGAATAAGACCTTTATCCACATTGACAATCTTTACATAATTTTTAATGAAGTAAATTGGATCTTCAGAACATCTTACTATCTCTGCAATTTGTTCTTTGGTATAGGATATTTCTACCCCTAACCGTTTTAAGCTCGCATTACCATTATAACCGCCACCTAAATCTGACATTTTATTTTGTAATACTTCTTAGCATCCAAGCTTGTTTTTGATGTTGATCTAAAATATCTTGTAGAAAATTTGATACAGCAGGTTCATTTGCTTCGTCAGCTGCAACAATGCCTGCACGAAGATGTACTATGTATCTATCATTATCTTGTTTCAATTGAGTCATCATCGCAAGAGCGCTTGGTATTGTTTCTGTATCTGGTACATCGGATAACTCTAACATTCTAGGTAATGTTGTTGGTGCATAAGAGCCTAACATACGAATCTTTTCAGCAATCAAATCTGTGTTTACCCAAACTGCATTGTAGAATCCATCCAGAAAAACATGATAGTCATTGAAATTTGGACCTTCAATGTTCCAATGAAATGTGTGTGATTTGAAATACAAACCAAAATTTGTACCTAAAATTACTTTAAGTTGTTCAATCAATTGTTGCATACTTATCCTTATTCTTTAGAAATTTCACTAGTTCTGTTGTAGAGCCAACAAAAATTGCCTTATCTACATTTATATTTTTTGCATTTTGTGATTCACCTGTTAAATCTTTTTTTCTTTTCTGTACTTCAAGTAAATCTTTATTTAAGTCGGATAGATTTTTAATTAATGCAGCGGCAACTTCATAGGCTCTTGGATGCTCTGATTCTTTGGCAACATGCAAAAGGCTATCAATTGCAGTATTGCCTTTTTCTATTAAATCTCTAATGTTTTGTCGTGCAAACTCAGAGTCATCTTCCACTGGAGTTTTTACAACCGCAGGTAAAATTTCAAACTCTATAGGTTCTACATCCAAAACTTCAGATAATTTTTGATTCAATTTATTCATATTATATTAGGAAAATTTGTCACTGTTTCTGAAAACCCAAACTCATCATCAGGCTCAGCATTAATTGGATTTGGTTTGGTAATAATTAATAAAGATTTTAATGGATTAGTATCTATGGATGTAATTGTGTAAGTTGCATTACTCTTGTCTCCAACAATAACATCGTTTGCACTTAGATAATCATTTAAGTATCCAACAATAAGAGTTGCTACATTTGCAGCACCCACAGCATTATTACTGAAATATAAAACTTCACCAAAAATGTTCTTGTCTGACACTCTCACAATTTCGTTTGATGCAAAGTAACCAACTCCATTTGCATAGTTTACATAAACTTTCTGTGCATCTTTTGTTCTTGTTTCAACGTAAATACTTGAGTTTGCTTGTGTAATAACTTCAGCATCTATTACTGGAGGCCAAATATATGCCTTTGCAGTAAATTCTAAATCCCAAGTTATCAATCGTGTGCTTGTCATGTCGCCTTCATAATCTGTAGTTGTATTCACAGAATTAAGAATTACAGGCATATCATATTTTTTACCCATAGATGGGATAAAATTAATTGTTACATTGAAGTCTGGTGTAAAAAATGGCAAAATTTGTTCTAATATTTGTGTGCCATCTTCTGTATTTCTAACATAGATTGACAATGAAAATGTGAAATCATATGGCACAGGAACAAACTGCGTCTTAACTGTTGTTGCATTATTAGCTGCAAAATTTCTTACTGTAGATGGTAATTTTCTGGCAGTATCATACGACATTCCGGTCATATCAAATGACATTCTAGGAACAGTTGTTGCAATAGATTTTGTTAATGTTGGATCAGCATTTATTCTGGTGATGTATTTTTCTTTTGCGCCATAGTTAAGAGGCACCTTAAATTTTTCATATGAAGTTGTGCCTGCCTTGTTATATCTAACAAGATGAATATCATTGAACATTGTGCCAAACGCAACAACTACTTTGCGAATGGTGCGATTATAAAAATGGTCATTACCTAGCATTATAAGTCAGTTCTAAAATTTTTCAGAGAAAGGATTGTTTTCGGAAAAATCAATGATTGCATCTGCTTCTGTTTCGATTAATGTATTGTCTGTAATGTCTTCAAATACATCGGTA